TCGCAACTGCTAAAAGTACGGGCTTCATTCCACATTTCATTCGAGAAAAACCTGCGGCTTAGCCTCAAAAATCCTTCGTCCATAGTCTTAGAATCTCACGTTAGTTAATTGCCTTCCGTTAGAAAATACAGCCCACTTACCATTACCGCTATCAAACAATCGTAAATCCGACACCTCTCCGAAACGTTTGATGTTACCGCATAAATCCACAATCCATCCACATTCTTTAGAAGGATGCGGGCGGATGGCACGACCGACTATCTGATACCACATGGCAAGTGACATTGTAGGACGTGCCATAACGACTGTATCAAGTTCCGGATAGTCAAAGCCAGTCGTAAGTACACCCACATTAGCTACTACCGGAATTTCACCAGCTTTGAACGCCTCAAGAATATGTTCACGTTCTTTCTTAGGAGTATCACCTGAAACGATAGCGCAACCGGGTATTGACATCGTTAACCGTTCCGCTTCTTTCAAAAAACGGGTAAAGACCAAAATACCCTTCCGTTTTCCTCCGGCTTTGGGATTCATCAGCCTTTGGACGATATGAACGAGATAACCGTAGAAGTCTATCCGTTCATATTCTTTTTGAACTGACCTATCCGTATAGTCGGCACCAGTAGTATTTACTTTCAAGTTAAGTTCATTCCACCCTGAAGGATTCATTGAATAGTAATCCAACTTCGCCAAGTAGCCCATATCTAATAGGGTTGATACCTGTACATGATAAATGACCTCTGAAAAGACATGAGGTTTTGTCCGAGTGATAAATTTCAGCATGGAGCCGAAATCACGACTGGAGCTTAAACGGTATGGCGTTGCTGTCAGTCCAAGAACCTTACACTTCACCGCATCAAAAAAATCTTTGTACATACCCTCTTTAGGGTTAACAAGGTGGCATTCGTCCACGATGATGTTCTTGAAATGGGTGAACAGTTCGGGATGATTCTTCACACTGCCGATGGTGGCGAATGTTATCCGGCTTATTTCTTTTGAGTTAAAGGATGCAGAATAGATGCTGCAATCAAGAATACCGTATGAACAGAGTTTCTTGAAATTCTGTTCGAGTATTTCCTTCGAGGGCTGGAACACCAAGGTATGACCGTCAAGCCTTGCGGCTATATCCGCTATGATAAGCGACTTTCCGCTGCCCGTAGGTAACACCATAATGGCATTTGTTTTCTTCGCCTTATTGTTAAAGAAAGAAACGGCAGCATCAGAGGCTTTCTGTTGGTAATCTCTCAAACGGAATTGCATTTTCTCAATAAGTATTTGATTAATAATTCTTCATTTCTATTATTTCTCCTAAAGTTCTGCCATGCGGCTCCATAACTAAGATTATGCTTTTCGCAAAATTCAGAAAGAGAATACCGATTGCCATCAATATGTATATATACAGTATTAGTTCGGTTTCTAACCTGCTCTTTTCTGGTAGCCCATTTACAGTTTTCAGGAGAATAATTTCCGTTTACATCTTTTCTATCAATAGTAAGCCCTTTTTGATAACCACTATTCAAAGCCCAATTAACAAACGACTCAGGATTATTTTTCCATTCTTCACAGATACCTATTCCCCTGCCTCCATAATTTTTATAGCTTGAATGTTTAGGTGAATAGCATCGTTCTTTCATACATCTAAAAATCCTATAAATATCAGTTCTTGACAAACCGTGCCTATAATTATACTTAGTGATTCTATCTTTTGTTTTACACCCACAACTTTTTGATGTTCCATTTCGTAATCCATAAGCACTAACAGAATGAATAGAACCACAATCACATTGACAGATATAATAAGATTTAATTCCTTTATGGTCTAATCTATCCAAATCCTTATGCAATACAAGCCATCTACCGAACTTATGTCCTGACAAATCAGGCATCTTATTACATGATTTTTTATAACTCATAACCCTTTCTCCTTTCGTAACTTCTTATTAAGTGCTTTGTAATACTTGATTAGCTGTTCGTACTCAAAATCAGTCATTTTGGAAGTGCTGGCAACTTTGACTTTCAGTAAATCAAACTTCTGTTGTCCGATTTTAGCAATTAGATTCACCCGATACCCTTCCAAATGGTCGGCTTTGAACCTGTTGCAGTGTCGGCATTCGGCATGGCAATTATTCTCATCAAACCGTGTTGCCAAATGTGTACGACTGAAATAGTGCCCGCAGTCTGCTTGTGTAAACGGCTTTATCTGTCCGCACGAGATACATCTAAAATACCCGTTTGGCATTGCATCACGAAGCCGGATAAAAAGGGAAAACTCCTTGTCGAGCTTAGCTTTCAAATCCGGCTTCTTCTTTACTGTTACCCCTGCTTTATCAAACAGAGGTAAAGGCTTGTCTTTCTTCTTAGCCTTAGTGCTTTTTATGTAGTATGGCATTGTTTCAACAATTTATTTATCTCTCTTATTTCTATCTTCTTCCGACGAATAGATACGGTTAAATCATGAACTTTTTTATCGTTGCTTACTATAGCAAGTCTTTCTCCATAAACCTCTATCTTATCAAAGGAAGAATCTCTTAGGTTTTGCAATTCTTCTTCTGACAGACCTATTATTTTATCTTTAAAAGTATCTGCGTATGTCTTCATAATTTAGCCAATTAAAAGCCCCGAAGCGTATTCTCCGGGGCAAAACAACCATTATTCACTAACCCTTGCCATTTATGTGTGGCTCACATTTATGAGGGATAAGCGGGAGTCGAACCCGCACAAGTATCGTCTGCTTTCTCGCTTTCATCCGTAGATTGGTTATCCTACGATCTTTAAACTACTCAACCTGTTACTTACAACTACGGTCTTGATGATTTCCATTTCTATGTACACTTGAAAGTTCCATTCATTTAGTCTTAGCACCCTATGACCATTTTATCCCTATGTGGTGGTAACAGGACTTGAACCTGCATGATAGGAGCTTTTTAGTTTTTACAATGAGTGGAATCTCGCCACCTATACCTGCCTTTATATGTTTTTACATCGGGCTACTGCTTATATTACCCCCCCCGTTACCGACAACCTATCTATGAGATATTAAACTTTAGCGTCTACCAATTCCGCCATACCACCTAACTGTTACTTATTCTTCAGTCTCGCCTTCAACGATAATTGAAAGCTGACCGCAAGCGGCACCGTTTTCAATTTCTGACTTTGTTGCAATGGCTACTGCATAATCGTAGCCCATCTTTTCAAGTTGTTTTTTAATCTCTTTCATGATTCTGTAAATTAAATTGTTTATACTAAATTCACTCCCTCGATAATTCCATTACCAAGGTTGTTTTTCTCTGATATGTTATTTGTATTGATTGGAGACAACTTCACAAAAAAGTGTTCCTTATCAAAATGTTTCTCCAGCTTATCCGCATCAAAATCAGATTCATCCACCAATGTTAAGTTGATAGTTGTTTTCAGATTACTTTCTGTTCTTATTTGCCCAAGTTCATCAATAGACATTTTCTTCGGATAAGGAATAAGCCAGCCTCTCTTTTCTTCGTCAAAACTGTGTAAGCTAATCTGTAGTGTCACATTGCCTTTCACAAAAGAGAAGTCGCTATCTTTAATGCCAATCGTTGAAATGTAATGGTGAGTATTTGGGAATATTTCCGTAATACGTTCAATTGCTTTTTTTACGGCTTCTATATTTAAGAAAGGCTCACCCATACGAGTGTAGTTAATCTTAAATTCTTTGGAATCATTCGGGTTGTAACCTGCGCTTCTTATAGCAAACAATACTTGTTCTACAATCTCATCTGCTGTAAGATTGCGGTATTTCTTCATACTACCAGTGGCACAGAACTTACAACGTACAGGACAACCGC